CCTGTTGCCACAGCGCCTCGCTCAGCATGTGCGGTGGGACATAGCCGTAGTCGGTCACGGGATATCCACCCTGCGATCGGGACGGCCGCCGGTAACAATCGCCGCGCCGCTGCCACCAACCTCGCCGACTTCGGGAAGCGGCGGCGGCGTCGAGCCTTCAACTGTAGCCCCGCCGCCAGCGTCAATTTGCACGGCCGGCGGATTTGCCGCCGCCGCCAGCGTCAGCCCGCGCGTGTCCGGCAGATTGAACGTCGTCGACCCGTCGCCGGCGCCGTATGTCGTACCGATCAGCGCAAAAAGCTGCGAGAACTGCGCGCGCGACACCGCCGCGCCGTCAAGCAGCAGCCAGCCGTGCCGCGCCGGAACCGGCTGCGACGCCGTACCGGCGTAAAGCACGACAGACCCCACCGGCATAAGCCCATACTGCGCAATCTGGTTTATGGTATCGGCTACATCGCGACGGAAAAGATCGCTGTCCAGCGGCGCAGTCGTCATGACACGCAGCGTCGTGTCGGTCGCCTTGATAATGTAATTGAACGAGAAGGCCATCAGCGTGTCCCGCCTTCCTCGTATTCAAGCGCAATGCCGCGCGCGTAGCTCCACGCCGTCCCGGCCGCAATCGCCAGCCTGGGCCGGATCGTCCGCCAGTTGCAGCGGACGGGCATCCAGCCCGACGCCTGCAGTGTCGTAAAAGATTCGGCGGTCAGCGTGTCGCCATGCCGGGCACGGCCCTCGATAGTCACGGTCATGCCAGCCTGCGCATCAACTTGCGGCATAACCCGCCACAGTCGCGCCCGCTTGCCGGCAAATGGCTCAAAATCGCCGGTACTTATGGTTGCCGCCGCATTGCTTCCGGTCATGGCGCCAAAGGCGTGCGAGCCGTCGAAAACATAAAAAGTCGGATCGCCGCCACGGTAGACATCGCTGTCCAGACTTGGCAGCCCGGCCGTATCCAGATCGGCGTCGCCAGTCTCGCCCGAATCTTCGTCGACCATGATGTCGCGGGTGCGGCCGGTCAGCAGCATCTCCGCCGACTGCGTATGCGTCGACCATCTGCCGATGCTGTAATTATAGATCAGCCACTTATCAGGCACCGCCTTGTCCGGAATCGTCCAGACAACCAGCTTGCGCACCGGATCAAGCGCCGCCGTCATCCCGTAATGGTATTTTTTTTGCTGCAACCCGTCGAAATAACGGTCAACCATCTCGTTGCCGATTGGCGACACATTGGCGCCGTCGCAGACCATGAAGCCGCGCGGGCTGTAGAAATAGGTGCGACGGCCTTCCTGAACGACGCTGTTGGGGATGCGGCAACCAAGGCCCGTCGATATTTCGTCGAAGCGAAACACCTCCGGGCCGCCGGTGAACGTCATGCGGCTTATGCGATCTTCCTGGAAAATCACCGCATATTCACCGCCGACAACGCCGGTAATTGCGCCGCCAACCGGCAACGCCTGATAGTCCGACAGATTGACCGTCGGCGACCAGCTCTCCGCGTCGTTGATGCCCGACCATTGCAGCAGCAGGCCGTTGCCGTTGAGATGCGCCAGCAGCACAAAGTCGCGAACGACGCAGACATAACGCGCGCGCGGCGGCGATCCGCCAAGCGCGACGAACGAACCCGGCACTGTCTGATCGTATTTCTGCACCGGATCGACGCCGTTGGTTGCAATCACCTGCGCACCGAACTGCTCGAACCGCCAGCCGTACTCGCTCGCCAGATAACCGCTGCCAACCGACTGGAATGTCGATGGCATACGGCGATAAATCGTCGTCGCCGTCGCCGCAAACGTATCGACACCGCCCGTCGGACTTACATATGACGCCGCGCCACGGCATGTCGCCGGTAGCGTCAATCCGGTTTCGGCCTGGAATTGCCTAATCGGCGCATAGCCGTTATCGACCGGCACCACTCCATCGGCCTGTCGAAGCGCGTTGCTGTCAAGTGGCACCGTATCAGGTGCGAAAGCGCCGAACGGGATCGCTGTCAGCACCATCGCCGGTCCCATCCGACCGGCACGTCGGTACGCAACTGCACATCACTGGCGGGCCGTGGATACGACGCGAGCACTGCCGTCATCGATTCGGCAAATTTTGCGTCAAAACCGGCGGCGCGGCTGTCATTCCAGCCAAAAACCTCTGCCTGCGCCAGCGTACCGTACAAATACACGTTCGGAAACGCGGTCAGCAGCCAGTTTGTCGTACTGGTATCGCTCAGCAGCGGTAGCCGCGTTTCTGCGACAATCTGCGCGCTGTACGTCGTGGAATAGGTCGATTGGCCGTCCGGAGGCGGCGGAAAAAAGCGAAATTCGCTGTCATAATGCGCATAGTACAGCGGCGGCTGCTCGCTTGCCGATGTCTGCCACAATATTTCGTCGCCGTCGCCGCGTTCGGCGATCAGCGCCATCGCGTCCGGTGTAACGTGGCGCAGTCGGCGACGTATCGTCTCGCCCTGCACCACATAGCTGATCTCGAACGATCGCACCTTGACGAATGGCGCTGGAAGTGTCGGCACAGCAAGAAACTCGCCGGTCACCGTTGCTGTCTGGCGCGTTTCGACCGGCGGAATCGGACGCGCGGCAAGCCGCAGATTGATTTCAGCTTCCGCCAGTCGGATAAATTCGCGGACGCGCTCGGCCGCGATCGACGCATCGTCGACCCAGTTGAGCACGGCGGCCTGCAATTCTGCGTAGGTCGTTATCGCCACCGGAATAACGGGGCGGTGTCAAGCCGCCCCGCCCCCCATTTGTATCACGCCGACAGTGCCAGAGCAGAATCCAGCTTGCCGATGACAACCGTGTACGTCTCCGACGACGGGTTTACCGCGCCAGCCGTCGGGTTGACGAACTGTAGCGAAACCGTATTCGCCGCCTTGACGCGTGCGTTGACGATACCGACGCCGGTGGTCAGCGACGGCTTGTTGACGCAGAGCACAATGTCGCCCACTGCCACTCCCGGCACGGTTACATCCTGCTCGGCCGTCGTCGCCGTCGCCACCGACGCCGGATCAAACACAACCTGCACTGCCATGATCGACTTGATATTGCCGCGCGCGCAGATAGTAGACATGGTTTTGTCTCCTTGCCTGCTTACGCGCCAATAATCTGCACGCCCCATTCGGGACGCACGACCTTGATGCCGTAGAGGATATCAAAGCGGTCGATGAATTTATCGTTCAAGATGTCATAGTCGCGATGCAAACGCATCGACAAACCATCGACCGCCGCGCGCGCGTGCATTTCGGCCTTGGTCGACAATTCCAGATCGGCCGTCGCCAGCACCACTGCATCGCGGTGGAACGCGAAATTGCGCGTGTACGCCGTCGACACCGAACCAACGAAGGTCAGCGCCTGATTGTCCGGTATGCCCGGCGTCACGTTCTTGTAAGGCCCGCTGGTGTAGATCGGCTGCGTGATCGAAATCGAGCCAGCACCGCCAGCATAGTCGGCGGCAACGACAAACTGCTTGAGCTGACCCGTCGACTGGCCCGTGTCCGGATTGATTTCAAATACCGTGGCGATCGTAAACACCTGTCCGGCGTTCAGCGCGCCGGTGCCGGTATCGACCGCAATCGACGATGAACCGCTGGTAAAAGTCGGCGTGTTCGTCTGGTAGCCGGTGCCGGCGCCGTTGGTGATCGTCGGCAGCGACTGGTCCATCATGAACTTGAACCCGGTCATCTGCTCGACAACGCCTTTGGTGTACTGATCGCCGATGGCGCCCGACGGGGCGAAAAGGCCCTTGTTGGCATCCACCGTGGCCACCATCGCCGCCGGATTGAGCACGATACAGCGGTTGTCATCGCGCGGTGCCGTCTGCCAGTCGAGCTTGCCGCCCGCATCGGCATAGGTGAGGAACGACGAAGGATGCGTGCCGGCCGTACCGACAAGCTGATGGAAACCCTTGGCCATTACCGTGGCAATATCCAGCGCCACGGCCGACGCCAGAATCGACATTGCCGGCTTGAGGATGCGATCCGAAAAGTCGTCGAGACTCAGGGTCAAATCCACCGAGGTAAACGCCGTCGAGACATTCTTTTGCGTCGCCACAACCAGCGCGGTCGTCTTTTCCTCGGTGTCCTGCGGCGTAACCGTCGCACCGGTACCGACGGTGTAACGGTTCGGCAGACGAATCTGCAACGTACCGCCGTTCTTGGCGCCGCTACGCGCGAAACGATCGTCATACTGCCGGTTTACGGCACCGATTACGGCATTGCTGTTCTTGAAAACTCGAAGTGCTTCGCGTGTGATATCACCATCGTTAAGGGTTTTTAGGGAATTCGCCATCTACTGTCTCCACGGGTTGCGGAAACGCTAACTTGCGCGTTTCCGCAATTGTGCCTCCCGCATCCTCATCCATTCGTCATCGCTCATGCTGGCCGGATTCCTCGCCGCGGCGGCGGCCGTCCCGATTTCGCGCGCCGGCTGCGTTTTCTGCGCCTTTTTCTGAGCCGCCGCTGCGCGCTGACGCGCCTGGTAATCGGCACCGATCTTCGCAAGGTGCAGAATTTTCCATTCCTGCGCCGTTGCATACTTCAGCGCATCGTCATTGATTCCCGACACGCGGGCAAATTGCGCAAGATCGCTGCGCATCGCCGGCGACCATCCGCCAATCAGCTTGCCGAGCTGCTGCTCGGTCTCGGCTGTCTGTCGCTGGTATTCCTGCTGCATTTTCTCGGACTTGAGCGCATAATGCTCGCGCAGCCGGCTCTGCTTGTCGGTATGTTGCCGGCGCAATTCATCATATTCCCATCGCGCCTGCACCGTATCCGGATCGTTGGCATCGAGCGTGCGCCAGTCGATATCGCGATACGGCGCCAACTGGGCCTCAAGTGCCCTGATTTCCGAAACCGCCTCGATCTCGGCGGCAGTCATCGCCAGATTTTCTTCCAGCCGCGCGCGCACGCTTTCGGTACGCTGGCGCTGCTCGTCAAGTTCGGAGACCTGCCGGCGATAGTCGGTATCGCGCATGACAGCTTCGCTGATTTCGCGCGGAACCTGATAGGTCCGGCCCTCGTACTCAACGTCGACAAGCAGCGATTCCAGCGGCTCTGCTTCGTCTGCCGCCAATTCGCCCTGCTGATCGGTCTCCGCCGGCTCGGCGCCGGCATCCTGTGCCTCATCCTGCGCCTCATCGGCTTCGGCGCCACTCTGTTCGGCGTCGGCGGCAATAACAGCGGCGGTTTTCTCATCTACCGCCGTATCGCCATCAACCATCGCCATCCTGTCCACCATAACCGTTCTCCATGATTACCGGCGGCACGATTCCAACTGCCGCCGTCGCATCGCCACGGTCCGTTCGCGCTCCGGGCGGTGTCGCATTTGCAACACTGTGACCCTCACGCAACAGGATATCTAACACAGTTGCCGTGGCAATCTCCACAATTCTTTCAACCGACATCCCGTCGCCATGCTGCATCTTGGCCATGCGCTCGGTTTCGGCCCTGAACGCCTCAATGCCAAGCTTGCGCTCCTCAAGCGAACGGTCCTGCTCGATCTGCTCAACCCGCTTCGCAGCCGCCGCCGCAACCTGACGCAACTGGCCGATTTCCGGGCTTTCCTGCGGAACCGCCTCGTCGCCATCCTCCTCCGTGCGTATTTCGTCGGGA